TCTCACAGAATGTCGAATTTCGCAAGCATTTTTTGGATTTCCCTGTAAAATCAAGGGTTCTCGCGTACCGCTAAAAAATAATGATATTAGTTTGATACTACCAATATTTTTTTTCAGCTCAGAATAACGGCGAAAAACGGCGTATGACAAACAATTAACAAAGGTTTGAGATAGCTTAATAGTGATTTAGGCGAGGTAAAAACCGATATTAGTCTACAACCAGTAACAGGGATTGATATCCTTACACTTACTACCGGCCGTTACTATGCTACTAATTGCACTAATTTACCTACAGGCTGGGTGGCGGCCTATCTTGACGTTGAGCGATTGGATAACAAGTGGTGTCGTATCACCGCGTGGCCACCATATAATGGCCCCGATAGTCCGCAAATTACAAAGCAGGACAATGGTGTATGGCGTGGCTGGAAAGATATAATGTCTGATAAAATAAACTTTGAAGGTGTCGGTAAAGTAACCTTTGCACAAAACTCGACAGCTACGAGTATTAGATTTTATACAACAGCTGTAAATTATTTGTATATTGAGTTTCTGACGGCTACCAAAAACATTAAGTTTGGCTTTTATAATGGCTCGACATGGATGGATTATTGGATTATGTAATAATTATTTTATACGGATTGCCATTATCTCGCAGTCTTGAGCAGTTATTGTAGTATTGCTCCATAATGCAACTCTGAGAGTTTTTTGAACTGTTATTATTTCAAAAAATGTTGTGGTAACTCTCCGTATTAACCCAGAACCGTAAAAACTCTGCTGTCGTTCCACAATTTCCGAGCCGTTAGCAGATAATGTTCCAATATTTTCTCCCGGCGGTAATTCCGCATGGGCGATAATTATATATCTACCTGGTGGCAATGTAATTTTTTTGATGCCATTAGCCCAATTATTTGCTGAGATATTGATAGACTCGACACCTGACCAGTAGTCAGCACCTACAGCATTTTTTAAATTCGCTAAATCACTACTTGAAAGGGGGATGGATTATCATCCCCCTTTTTCGCTCTTAAGTACGAAAACTATATACTATCTGCCTGATCTACAAACCATATTTCCATGGCTCCATTATCTCGACTCCGCCAGCACGCGCCCTCATACGCTCCGCCTGTGGTCGGATCGAAATAGTACCAGTCCCCAGAACCATCTTCCGGATCGCATACACTGCCGTTCCACCGGTGCCAGCTCGTACACATGTATCCGTCACCGTTAAACAGGTACCAGTGGTGATTGATAACTTCCCACTTGTTCGTCGGATACGTCCCGTCTGGCCTGCGATACCACCAGCCATTGGGCGTACTGATCCAGCCGATCCGGTCTTCCACCGGCTCCCAGGTGTGCATAAACTCATCCGGATTGCGGTACAACCGCTTAATACCGGCCGTAGTGCTACCCCAGTCTGAAAGCTGGAAGTGTGGTTTGTCTACCGGACTTTTCCAGTTGCCGCCCCATTCCAGCCCCAGGGCGACTCCAATAGCTCCGACGCGCTCAAAAAAGCGGCCACTCTCGTTGTAGGCCCCGGAGCCGTCGTTGCGGAAAAAGTCAAACGCGGTCCCCCACTGGTGGTAGGAGCTGAAGTTACTTCCCGGCGCATTGGTCACAATAGGCCCAGGCTTTGTTCGGCCCTGAGCGTAAAGCGCGTCCTGCTCTGCCACGGTCCGCAGCGTCTCGCCGATCTTAATTTTAAGTCCCTGCTTATTGCACTCCTCCACGAGTCGCCCCGCCAGTGCCTGAAGCCGCGGATGGCATAATGTAATATCTCTCATAATTTTACCTATCCTTTCATTAAAAAAGGGCCCGGAATCCCAGGCCCATAAAAAGTTGTGACGTCACAACTGTTGCGAGATCGCAACAGCTCCGGCTCTAACCCTGCCAGCTGGGAGATTAGCGGATCACCTCCAGCGTTACTGGCCGCCACCCTTAAGTTGTTTATAAATCTGGTTGATACCGGTAGCCGCAAGCCCCGATACAGTTCCAACCGCCGCTGCGTTGATTATATCCACTGCCGGGAAATCCGGCATTGTATACATACCCGCAACGCCCAGTAATGCCCCGATAACTCCGCAGATTACCGGCAGCCATTTGTTGTCTACTGTCGTTGCCTTAACCGCCATAGCGGCTAAATAGCACAGCGCTGTGATACCTGCAACACTCGCAATTCCAAAATCCATAATTATTCCTCTCTTTCCAGATCACTGATCCTGTGATTAACAACCTTTATCTGCTCCTGCATAACCGCCTGAGCCTCCTCTAATTTAAAGGTCCGCTCAATAACTGTGTTATGCTTATCCACTTTCTTCTCCAGCTGCTCTAGCCGGTAGGCGGTCAGTTTCGCCGACGCAAACACGCCGGCGAATGTACCGATTGCACTGCCTCCCAGCCCGATCAGAGCCACCATTATCTCTGTAGGCATATGTAAGCCCTCCTGTCAGTTATTCCGGATTCTCTTCCAGCCATTTTTCTGTCTTTGTTTTCCAAAACTTCGGCACCTCATTAATCGTAATAATACCGCGCCTGATCCGTGTTCCGTAAAATGCCCCCATTATGCTATACCTCCTTCCGCCAGTGTACCAACCGCTTCACCGAGATCACCGATTGCCCCATCCTGCACCGCCTGACCTTCCTCTACAGCGTCCAGGCGCTTCTCTATGTCCGTTTTCTCGCGCAGGCTATACGTTGTAAGGACAGCGCCATCAGCGGATACCGTGGACGTTTCAGAAGCTAACACGAGGTCAGTATAATTTCCGATTACAATTCCATCTCCGTTTTTGATCTGCACTGCTGCAAGATTATCTGGTGTCAATACCTCCCATGTTGCCACCATGGCCGCCCGATCAGTCGCCACCACCTGTAAGGCTCCCAGGCTTGCGCCTGCCTCCAGTTCAATAATAGTTCCATTTTTTAAGATCATAGTGTCCTTCATGTACGGACTCCTTTCTCCCTTTTCGGGTATAAAAATAAGAGCCTTTCAGCTCTGATTAACAAGTTTCTTAATTGTGAAAGTAGTGATTTA